GCCTTGGCGCCATGGCCGAAGATGCCCGCACCCGCGCCGATGGGTTTCGCGAGGCGGCGGGCATGCTGGCCGATGCCGCCGGTCGCCCGCTCGCCAGCCTGCAGGCGCTGCGCGATGCCATGACCGGCAGCGGGGCAGAGGCCGAAGCCGCGCTGGCCGGGGCTGTTGCTGCCGCCACGGCGCTGGGCGAGGGCCTTGACGACACCGGAAATGCCGCAGGTCGCGCCGGGGCGGCTGGCCGTGCAGCCGGGACCGCGACCACTGAGGGCGCAAAAACCGCCCTGACCGGCTGGGCCGCCGTCACCGCCACGCTGGCCGACTATGCCACCAGGGCCCGGGACATCGGTGGCGATATCGGGAGCACGCTGGTCGGGGCCTTCCAGAGCGCCGAGAACGCGGTGGGTGAGTTTGTGAAGACCGGCAAGCTCGATTTCGGCGATCTGGTCACCTCGATGATCGCCGATCTGGCCAAGCTGGCGGCGCGGCGATTTATCCTCGGCCCCATCGCCAATGCGCTCTCCGGCGCACTTGGCGGTGCGGGCGGTTTGTTCGCCAACATTCTTCACGCAGGTGGCGTGGTCGGTGCCCCGGGCCCCGGTCGCATGGTGCCAGCGCTGGTCTTTGCCAATGCGCCGCGCATGCATTCGGGTGGCTTTGCCGGACTGCGCCCGGACGAGGTTCCGGCGATCCTGCAACGCGGCGAACGGGTGCTGTCGCGTCGAGAGGTGGCTGGCTTTGGCCAGGGACAGTCCTCCGTGCCCGCCGTCAATGTCACCATCATCGCGCGTGACGCCGACAGCTTCCGGCAGTCCAGAACACAGGTCGCCGCCGACATTGCCCGCGCAGTGTCGCTAGGTCAGAGGGGCATCTGAGTGCGACCCCGCAAGTGGGAACCGGTTGCGGGGACCAGAGCACGAACAATGGAGAGACTTGATGGCGTTTCATGAGGTGCGGTTTCCCGACAATATCAGCCGCGGGGCGCGCGGCGGGCCGGAACGGCGCACGCAGGTCGTGGAACTGTCGAGCGGTGACGAGGAGCGCAACGCCAGCTGGGCCAATTCGCGCCGTCGCTATGACGTGGCCTACGGCATCCGCCGCGCCGATGATCTGGCGGCGGTGGTCGCGTTCTTCGAGGCGAGAGGCGGCCGCCTGCACGGCTTTCGCTATAAGGACTGGGCCGACTACAAATCGAGCCTGCCGTCGCAGGCGATCAGCGCCACAGATCAGCAGATCGGAACCGGGGATGGAGCCGTGACCGCCTTCGCCCTTCTGAAGCACTACACCTCCGGCGCACAAAGCTGGACCCGCGTCATCGCCAAACCTGTGGAAGGCAGCGTGCGCGTCGCACTCGGCGGCGTCGAGCAGATGTCGGGCTGGAGCGTTGATCCCACCACCGGCGTTGTGACCTTCACCACCGCCCCCGGCGCGGGCGTCACAATCACCGCTGGATTTGAGTTCGATGTGCCGGTGCGGTTTGACACCGACACGCTCGACGTCACCCTCGATGTCGAGCGGCTCGGGTCGATCACGTCCATTCCGCTCGTGGAGATTCGGCGGTAGGGGCACGGCTCAGGCCACGCACGGCTTGCAGGTTTGCAGGTTTGCACCTTCACGGATGCGGTCGTCGTTATCGGGGTCGGCGTCCGGGCTTGCGGATCAGCGGCACAACCCGATCCTCCGGTGGCGAGGCCTGCTTCAATGCGTCCAGAAAGGCGTCAACCTTCACCACATCAATGGTCAGATCGGCATCCTCAAGTGGGACCGCAGGCACGGCCTCACTGTCGTCGTCTGGGTCCTCGGGAATATCCTGCATCATCATCACAGCTCTCTCCAGCAACTCGGGTCCCCAGTCAGTTGGCTGCCGTTGCGGCACATATCAAGGTTTATCCATGAAGACCCTCTCCCCCGACCTGCAGGCCCATCTCGATGAAGGCACGACCACGCTGGCCTGGTGCTGGCGGATTTCACGCAGCGATGGCGTGGCGCTAGGCTTTACCGATCATGATCGCCCGCTCAGTTTCGATGGCACCGCGTTTGAACCCGAAAGCGGGTTTGCCGCCTCGGAGATCCGCGCAGGCTCTGATCTGGCGGTGGATGCACAGGACGCAAGTGGCGTTCTGAGCTCGGATCGGATCACCGAGAGCGACATTCTCGACGGGCGCTGGGACAATGCAGCGGTGGAACTGTGGCGGGTGAACTGGGCTGACACCGGCCAGCGTGTGCTCCTGCGCCGGGGTGCCGTCGGCCAGATCCGGCGCGGGCGGATCGCATTTGTGGCCGAAGTGCGCAGCCTGGCGCATGTGCTGGGCCAGACCGTCGGGCGGACGTTTCAGGCGGGATGCGACGCGGAACTTGGCGATGCGCGCTGCGGCATCGATCTGGAAAACGCGATCTACAAGGGCACCGGCGTGGTGACAGACCTGCTGCGCGACCGCGCCTTCCGGGCCTCGGGGCTGGCCGGATTTGACGCGGGCTGGTTTGCCGCCGGGACGCTCACCTGGACCAGCGGCACCAATGCCGGGCGCGTCACCGAGGTGCTGGCGCACGGGCTGGAGGGGAGCATCGCGACCCTGACCCTGCTGGAAGCACCGGTGCGGGCCATTAATGAAGGCGACAGTTTCATCGCCCGCGCAGGCTGCGACAAGCGCATCGCCACCTGCACGGGCAAGTTCGCCAACACCCCCAACTTCCGGGGCTTCCCACATATCCCAGGACAGGATGCCGTGCTGCGCTATGCGAGCCAGGACGGCAGCCATGAGGGAGAGGTGTTATGACTGGGCCGGAATCGCCCGCCGCCGATCCCGCCCTCATCATTGCCACCGCCCGCCGCGGGCTCGGCACACCCTCTCACGACCAGGCAAGTCTGCATGGGGTCGGTTGCGATTGCCTCGGCCTCGCGCGCGGCGTCTGGCGCGAGGTGGTGGGCATTGAGCCCTTCCCGATCCCGCCCTACAGCCGGGACTGGGGTGAGACCGGTCCCCGCGAGGTGCTGGCCGAGGGCGCGAGCGCGATGATGCCGGAAATCACCCCTGACGAGGCCGGTCCCGGCGCGCTGATCCTGTTCCGCATGGCCCCCTGCGCCATCGCCAAACATGTCGGTATCCTGACCGGCCCCCAAAGCTTCATCCACGCCTATGAGCACCTTGGCGTGATCGAGCAAACGCTCACCCCAAGCTGGCGGCGGCGCATCGCCTTCGCCTTCCTCTTTCCCAAAAGCTGAGACCTCCTACATGGCAACATTGGTTCTCGGTGCCGTCGGCTCCGCCATTGGCGGCAGCATCGGCGGCAGCATCCTTGGGCTGTCTGCCGCCACCATCGGCGGCTTTGTCGGCTCATCCATCGGGTCGGTGGTCGACACCTGGATCGTCTCGTCGCTCGCTCCGGCGCAGCGCATCGAAGGCCAGCGCCTCGACAGTCTGCGCATCACCTCCTCGACCGAAGGGGCGGTCATCCCGCGCCTCTTTGGCCGGATGCGCATCGGTGGCAACATCATCTGGGCCACGGATTTTCGCGAGGAGACCAAAACCAGCCGTCAGGGCGGCGGCAAGGGCGGCGGGCCCAAGGTCACCACCACCGAGTTTCTCTACTTTGCCTCCTTCGCCGTGGCGCTCTCGGAGGGCGAAGTGACCGGCATTGGGCGCATCTGGGCCGATGGCAAGCCGATGGATCTCTCGGGCGTGACCTGGCGCTGGTATCCCGGCGACGAGGTTCAGGAGCCAGATCCGTTTATTTCGGCCAGAATGGGGGCAGGCCAAACCCCCGCCTATCGCGGCACCGCCTATGTGGTCTTCGAGGAGCTGGCGCTCAGCAATTTTGGCAACCGCCTGCCGCAGCTCTCCTTCGAGGTGTTTCGCCCGCTGGCCGATCCTGACACGGCCGAAGGGCTGGTGCGCGCCGTCACGATGATTCCGGCTTCGGGCGAGTTCATCTACGCCACCCAGCCTGTCCGGCGGCTCTCCGGCCCGGGCGGGGCCACCCGCGCCGAGAACCTGAACGCCATTTCCGAGACCGCCGATATCGTCGTGGCGCTCGACCGGCTGCAAGCCTCGGTCCCGGGCATCGAGGGCGTCAGCCTCGTGGTGACCTGGTTCGGCGATGACCTGCGGGCCGGGCAGTGCAGGATCCGGCCCGGTGTGGAACTGCCTGTCAAGATCACCACGCCCGTCGCCTGGTCGGTGAATGGCGTGGCGCGGGCGGCTGCGCATCTCGTCAGCCAGGACAGCGACGACCGCCCGGTCTTTGGCGGCACACCGGCGGATTTTGCGGTGTTGCAGGCAATCCGGGAGATCCGGGCGCGCGGGCTGCGGGTGACCTTTTACCCCTTCCTCTTGATGGATGTGCCGCCCGGCAACAGCTTGCCCGACCCGTATTCCAACAATGAAGCGGGGACGGGCCAGCCAGCTTTTCCCTGGCGCGGGCGGATCACCGCGTCGCCTGCGGCGGGGGTTGCCGGAAGCGTCGACCAGACCAGCGCCGCTTCAGCACAGGTCGCGGCCTTCTTCGGCGCGACCACACCGACAAGTTTCAGCATCTCCGGGGACACCGTCAGCTGGGCCGGGCCCGTGGAGGACTGGGGCCTGCGACGCATGGTGCTGCATTATGCGCATCTCTGCGCGGTGGCGGGCGGAGTCGATGCATTCCTGATCGGCTCGGAGATGCCCGGCCTGACCACGATCCGGAGCGGGGCCGCGACCTATCCGGCGGTCGCGGCCTACCGCGATCTGGCGGGCGACGTGCGCAGCATTCTGGGTGCGGGCACCGCCATCAGCTATGCCGCCGACTGGTCGGAATACTTCGGGCACCATCCGAGCGATGGATCCGGCGACGTGTATTTCCACCTGGACCCGCTCTGGGCGGATCCCAGCATCACCTTCATCGGCATCGATAACTACATGCCGCTCTCGGACTGGCGCGACGGGTTTGAGCATGCCGATGCAGCCCTTGCCCCCGCGATCTATGATCAGACCTATCTGCAGAGCAACATTACCGGCGGCGAGGGGTTCGACTGGTTCTATGCGAGCCCGGCTGATCGCGCCGCGCAGATCCGGACGCCCATTACCGATGGCGGCGCGGACAAGCCATGGGTGTTCCGCTTCAAGGATCTGCGCGCCTGGTGGCAAAATGCGCATTTTGACCGGCCAGGTGGCATCGAGAGCGGCACGCCCACCGCATGGGTGCC